TCAAAGGGGACCTCGATTGTCTTTATCCGCCCGGTTAGCTTGTTGGTCAGGACAAAAAAGCCCTTTTCCTTCTCAAACTTCCAGCAGTACACAAGGAGCTGCGACGGATATGCCCGCACGTAGTATCTCTTGGAATTGTAAAAATCCTCGATGGTGTTCAGCCTCTCCCACTCATAGGGAGACAGGCCCTTTATCTCCGCCGGGTACAGCTGCCCGTCCTCCGGATCGCGGATGCGGATATCCTCCCGCCCGGTTATCAAGGGGTTTTCGACTTTCCATGAGCGCGTCACCGGAGTGAATACGTCAAGGCCGGCATCCTTCAGCTTCTTGATGGTGTACTCCTCCATGCTGTTGCCCAGGTCAAAGATATTCTGCAAGCCCTCGTCGTGGGGCCGCTGCTCCTCCCAGTTACGGATAAGCAGGTACAAATACCGCTCACAGGGATGGCCGATGTTTGACGCACGCAGGTTATTCACCGGGTACGTCTTTATCTCGCTGCGCACAAAGTCTGATACTTTGGCGTCTATATAATCAGCAGTCAGCATCAGCGGCCACCTCCATACGCCGGCGCGTCTTCGTCGCCGGGAAACGGCGGCAGATCGTCAAAATCCTCCGCACTCAGGTTTATGGCGCCTTTGTCTGCCGCCTTCTGGCAGTCCATGCACAGCTTCCGTCCGTTGTACTTTCCCTGGGAGAAGCTGGCGACCTTCTGGCTTATGGCCTTGCCGCAGGCATCGCAAACAAGTCCACTGTCAGCCGCTTTGCCGCTGTTGCCGCCACGGCTGCCCTCTTTGAAGGTGTAGCCCTTGGCCTTGTCGAGGCGAATACCGTTGTCCTCCAGATCCTTGGCGTCCAGATTCCGCAGACCGGGCAATATACCCTTTATGCCCCTGTTCAAGCAGTTTGTGTAGGCTGCCCGCTTCACGTCAGCCACGTCGATGGCGTCAGCGCCTTTTTTGTTATCGCCCTTGCCAGTAAAAAACTCGTCGGCGCCGCTGCGCATGCCCTCGGCCTCGATAGACTGTCCGCCCAGCGAGAACGTCATGCGGTAGGTGAACGTGGGATAGCCGTTGTTGTCGTAGCTGCACTGAGGATAGCCCTCGTGGATCTTCCAGCTGATACCAAACAGCCGCGCCACCTTGGAGGCGCCGGCCTCCTGCAGGTACGGTGTGCCGCCGATAAGCACCCAGTCCCGCGGCGTGGTAATCTTGATGGCCGCCGACATAATCTTGTTCAGCGCCCCCACCATCCGGTCCGCTCTCTCGGCTATCTGCAATACATTGTCATAGTCCAGGTTGATAAGCGCGTCCTGCTCGTCGCGTATTACGGTCATGGCCTCGTTTTCGTTTGTCATTTACCCTTTCTCCTTTCTCTGTCAGCCGGCTATGTACCGGCAGTCCTTGACGCAGGACTCACACAGAGTCTTGCCGTCGATTCCGTAGTAGTAGTCGTCGATGTAGATCTCCCCGCCGCACTCGTCGCAGAAGCAGTAGATGTCCGGCTCCGGATATCCTTCCTCCAGCAGTCGCCTGACCACCGGATGATCCCCTATTCTCTCCATTGTTTCCTCCTTTACTTCTCCAGCTCCACGCCCCGCTCTTTCAGGGCGTCCCGCAGCGGTTTCCTCCTTGCCAGAATGCTCAGCGCCCGGTGCGTGTCCTGCCAAAACTGGCGTGTCATTTCCTTGGTGTCGTTGGTGATGTAGTACCCCTGCCCTCGCTGCTCTGCGATGATAAACAGACCGCCTCTCCGCGCCAGCTCTATCTGCCGCCGCGCCAGTCTGTCCGGCAGTCCCAGCTTTGCGGCCAGGTCCTCCCTTTTGATGGCGTTCTGCCGTCCGTAGGGGATGATCTCCGACAGCCTGCGTGCCGCGTCCAGCGCTCTCTTGTCCTCCGTGGCGGCGTCATCCTCCGGCGTATGTTCCTGCACGGCCTCGGCGCTATTGCCGCTCTCAGCGGCTTGCAAGATGGTCTTGAGCAGCGCATCGCATTCAGGCGCGGGCAGCACGTAGCCGCTCTCGATTTTCGACAGCAGCGAAACGTCCACCGGCATATATCCCTGCTTGCGAAGCGCCTTTACCACGTCGGGCTGAGTCAAGCCCAGCGCCTGACGGCGCTCCTTTATCTCGGCTCCGTTCATCACGCCACCCCCAGCTTTCTGAATATCAGCGAGACGGCGACTGCCATAAGCGCGATAAAGCCGCACCCGGCACAGAAATATATCCAGTTCTCGATCTCCCGCACAATGCGGTCACGTCTCTTGCGCAGCGGTGATTTCAGTTCCCTTTCCATAAGCTCCTCCTCATCTGCGGACAGCGTCCATAATCTCGTCGTAGGGCACGCCTGCCTTTTTGCTGATAGTGTCAAGCTCGCTAAGCGTGAAGTCTCCCGGCATCGCCAGTCTCCGGCGTGCCGTGTTCGGGTTGACATTCAGTATCGCGGACAGCCGCGGTCCGTTCAGCTCGTAGCCCAACAGTAGCCTGCGCAGGCGAACATACGCCTCTTCGGTTTTGGCCATTGTCATTCCCCTTTCCTCATGCGTCTATTCTCCTGAACAAATCGTTAGGCGACACTTCCAACGCCTCCGAAATAGCCTGGATGTCCTGATCGGTCATTATCTTGCGGGCAGTCATAAGATTTGAAAACGCCTTGACGGTATAGCCCGCCTTGGCTGCGACTGCTTTCTGCTTCAGTCCTCTTTCGTTTATAATTCTCTTGGTGTTCTCGGCCACGATAGAAACCTCTCGCATCTTCTCACCTCCTTGAAAGTACAAGTTTCTTGACCTTGACTACAGAATAATACAAGAACCTTGTCCTGTCAAGATGTTTTTCTCAAATTTCTTGTACTTTTTTCTTGACCCCTGTTCATGGCCGTGGTTTAATAAGGTCAGAACACGGAGGTGGTTATATGGGTATAGGTAACCGTATTAAGGCAGCCCGCAACAGTCTGCACCTTACTCAGGAAGAGCTTGCCAAAAAGGTAGGCGTTACAAAAGGCGCCATAGCAAACTATGAAAATGACGTGAGCCATCCGAAGGAGCCTGTGATATACGCCCTCATTGAGGCGCTGCAGGTGGACGCAAACTATCTTTTCCAGGACGTCGTTGGTTTTCCGGACAGCAGCAAACTGTCTGCTTTTGAAATTGAACAAATAAAAAAATACCGTGCCCTGGACGAGCACGGTAAAAGAATGGTGGACTATGCTATTGCGGAGGAGACCGCCCGCATGGAGGCGGCCCGGAAGGTCGTGGAGCTGCCCGCCCCGAAGAAGGTCATCCCGCTCATCGGCAACAGATTTGCGGCGGGCTTCGGCGATCCGGATCTGAACGTGGCGTGGGAGGACTATGAGGTGGACGCGGACAGCAAGGCTGAGTTTGCCGTCCATATCCACGGCGACAGTCTTGAGCCGCACCTGCACGACGGCGATATCGCCCTGGCAGTCAAGCGCCTGCCGGACGACGGCGAGGTCGGCGCCTTCCTGGTGGACGGCGAATTTTTGGTGAAGCAGGTCGTGGAGGACGCCTTCGGCAATCTCTACCTGTTTGCCCTGAACCGCAAGCGGGACGATACCGATAGGAAGCTGTGGCACTTTGAGGAGCACCAGTTCGTTTGCTTCGGCACGCTGCTCCTGCCCCGTATCCCCCTCCCGAAGGTGTAACGATGCAATTTCTCAATTATTTGTTTCTTGTTGCCGTAATAGCTGTAATTCTTACTCCCGTAGTCTATTGGGGCCCCGTTCTCTGGAAAGCAGCAAAAGAGGACCGAAGAGAAAAAGCCCTAAACCGGTTTGTTGAAACAACAGCTTCGGCTCTGTCTGTAATTGTACATGAGTGTGATATCGAATATAACTATTCGAATATGCGCAGGTATTTGAATGAAGTTGCCCGCATGTGTATGTACGAAACAATAGATGATGATGATTTTCTTATAGCATATAAAAACAACGACCATTTTTCCTTTGTTTATCTTTTTGCCATAAGATATGCAAAGGGGCTTTTACCTAATGACGACGATAGGAAAAGTATAGAGCAGTTTTGCTATAAGACCGAAAGCAATATCCGGGCACGATATAAGAGGTTATTCCATGAAAGTCCCTAAAGCCCGCCGCCTGA